GGATGCGCTGCCCGCACGCCACAATCCTCGGTACGGCAAATCTTAAGGGCTGGGAACTGCTTTTTAAGGGGAGTAAGACCGGCTCCTACCTGACCATCGAGAAAAGCGAAGGCGGTACGGTCCCTGTGGTGATCTGGGAGGTGACGGCGACCGATGAAGCCGCCCTCGACCGCTACGAGGGATTCCCCAATTTCTATTACAAGCGGGACATTAAACTCCAGTACAAAGGCATCCGCACGGGGAAGCGCAGGACGGTGACAGCTTTTGCCTACATCATGCATGAGGACAGGCCGATTGGCATTCCGAGTAATTTCTACATGAGGACTTGCCTGGAAGGATATGATACCTTCTGCTTTGACAAAAACATTCTGGTTGACGCTTACAGCAAATGCAGGGAGGTATGCGGATATGAAGGATAATGTGATTCGGATGGCGGTCTGCCCGCTTTGCGGCAGGACCTACCACGGCGCTCCTGCGATTTCCAGAGAGGACAACGAAACGCTCATCTGCCCGGACTGCGGCACCAGGCAGGCGCTCCAATCCATCGGCGTGGAGCCGTCTGAGCAGGAGCAGATCATTGAGACGATCCATCGCCACACGCAGGAGTGATATACACAATTTGTTCCTCTGATCTTTGTGCAGATTATGCTCAGAATTGACTTGATAATATGTGCTTTTAGAGCGAATATGTACACACCGAAAGGGAAAACAAAGCAAAACGGAGGACGCCAACATGAAAGCCTACAACGCCTTTAGAACACAGGTTGAGAACATCAAGACTGAGAAGGACCTCAAAGATGCCCACATTAGCATTTGCCGCGCATACAGCGCCTACCGCATCAGCTACGAGCAGTTCATGGAACTCCGGAAGATGATGATTTCCAGGAGAGCTGAAAAAGGCTTTTAAAAAACGGCGCAGGACACGGAGGATAAAAACCATGACGATCAACGAAGCAATGAAAAAATACAGACTGCCGAACCCCACCACTCCAGAGGACTTGGAATGCAGATGGAGCAAGGTCTTAACCTTCGGGGACAAGATAGTGATGGCTGGGCATTTTTATAACGGGATGAACAAGCCCTGCTACTTCGGTGCGGCATACGAGTTCCTTACCGATGACCACACCTGCGAAGGAATGATTGGGCTGAGAGCAGCCAGCGGGGTTGAGTTCGAGGATGACGGCAACGCTATTGCCTGGGCGATGCAGCAGTAAAGAAAACCAGCAGAGATCGAGCCGCATGGCTCTTTCTCTCGTACAGAACCATTTTGGAAGTCGCAGCGATGCGGCTTATTTTTATGCCATTTTGGAGGTGGTGTCTATGCGAAAACTGAAAAAATACAAGCCCACCAGGTTTATGGCGAAGACCTCGCACTACGATAAGGACGCCGCCGATTATGCGGTGATGTTCATCGAGTCCCTCTGCCATACCAAGGGTACCTGGGCGGGAAGGCCCTTTGAACTGATCGACTGGCAGGAGCAGATCATCCGTGACCTGTTTGGCGTGTTAAAGCCCAACGGCTACCGCCAGTTCAATACAGCGTATATCGAGATTCCCAAGAAACAGGGAAAGTCAGAACTTGCCGCCGCTGTGGCGCTCCTGCTCCTCTGCGGGGACGGCGAGGAACGGGCCGAGGTGTATGGGTGTGCCGCCGACCGTAACCAGGCAAAGATTGTGTTTGATGTGGCGGTGGATATGGTGCGGTTCTGCCCGGCTCTTTCCAAGCGGGTGAAGATCCTGGAGTCCCAGAAGAAGATTACCTATCTTCCTACCAACTCCTCCTACCAGGTGCTTTCAGCGGATGTGGCGAATAAGCACGGCTTCAATACCCACGGTGTGATCTTCGATGAACTGCACACCCAGCCCAACCGGAAACTTTTTGACGTCATGCTCCAGGGTTCCGGGGATGCCCGGATGCAGCCGCTGTATTTCCTGATCACCACAGCGGGC